AAGACACGCCTGTAACTACGGTGGTAGTTAGTCCTGCTTCCACACCGTCTTCGAACGAAGCGACTCCAACTCCATCTCCAAGTCCAGAACCCGTTGTTGTAACTTCGGCCCCTCAAAGCTCCAATACGAGTTCGCCCTCGGCCACTCCTGCAACTCCTGAACCTTCCCCTTCGCCCACTCCGAGTTCTTCTGCTCCCAGCGGTTCAAGTCCAGTTGTTGCGACCCAATCTTCGCCTGAGCCCACTTCAAGTCCGACTCAACCTGCGCCTTCACCGTCTCCAACACCCGAATCTTCAACTGCAACGGTTCCTTCGTCTGGATCCACGCAACAATCCAACCAGACGCAAAACTCAACAACGGGAACCACAACTCCAGAAACACCGACAGTTACCTCCGTTCAAGCAAAAATAGAGAGTGCAACTGTAACACTCAACACAGCTATTCAAGGTGCAAGTACAGAACAAAAGACTGCAGCAGCTCCTGAAGTTCAAGCTGCTCAAGTTGCAATTACTGCAGCTGAGTCAGCTACTGCCGTAGCTGTTGTAGCCCAAGCTGCTGTGGATTCCCAAACAGCTGTAGTGGCTGCTGCTACTACTGCAGTTGATTCTGCCACTGCAACTGTAGCAACAGCAACTGCGGCAGTAGATTCTCAAACAGCTGTAGTTGCTACAGCTACTACTAATTTAACAAACGCTCAAGCTACTTTAACTACGCTTCAAAATACCCCAGTAAATAGTAAAACATACACAACTGCTGGATATGTAGCGCCAACTCCAGTAGACACGCCAACCGTTACTACTACCACTTTGCCGGTTATGTATGACGCGGCAACTAAAATTCAAACCCCATTTGATATAAAGATGGGGAATACCGTGTATGAAGGTCAGGGCGCAAACAGTCAGATCTATGTAACTTCTAAGGCAACTATTACGTTTGGTACCGGAGACTATAACTGGTGGGATTTCCCTAACGGCCCAAGCATCTCTGTGTTTGCTAGCGATTATCAGAACGCTGGACCTGGAGCATCAACAGTAGTTAAGACTACGGAAACCACGTTAGAAGTTGACTGGAAGCTTCATAAGTTTGCTGACCCAAATGGTCCAATCACTAACGTTAATTGGAAGATGACAGTCAACCCTACAACTGGTGAGTGGACGGGTAGCGGGACTGTCTCAGGTAACACAACAGGGTTATGGAATGGTCCTCGTACAGGTGTGCGTGAGGCCGCAGGTCAGCCTGTGAAGCAGATGACTAATGTAACTAATGAAACATTGACTGCTCAAATTGCAACTCAAACCGCAGTTGTTGCTGATAAAACAGAGGTAAAAGCAGAAGCAATAACTACTTTAACAACTTTAACAGCTGAAAAAACAACAGCAGAGACAAATTTAACTGCTGCCCAGACAACACTATCAACAGAGCAGGCAAACCTAACTACTACTCAAACAAACCTAACAAATGCTGTAACTACAGCAAACGCTTTAGCAGATACTGCAACAGCAACAGTTGCCTCTGCGGTTACAGCTCTTCAAACTCCGATTCCTCAGCCGACTCCAACACCTGAGCCAACTCCCGCACCGCAACCAGAGCCGACGCCACAGCCAACACCACAACCGACACCGCAGCCAACACCACAACCCGAACCTTCACCACAACCTACTCCTCAACCCGAGCCAACTCCTGAACCTGCGCCGCAGCCAACCCCAGAGCCTGCACCAGTTCCTGAGCCAACTCCTGAACCTGCTCCTGAGCAGCCTGCAGAGCCAGAGCCAACTCCTGAAGAGCCACCTGTAGCGATTCCTGATCCTGAGCCATTGCCTACTGAGCCTGCCATAGAAGAGCCAGAGACACCCATAGAAAACCCAGAACAACCGGCAGAACCCGAAGTGCCAGTCGAAGAGCCCGTGGACCCTCCTTTGGAACCCGATACACCTGAGGAAACAGAACCACAACCAGAGTTACCAGAGCCAGAGCAAGAAAATCCGTCCACAGAACCATCACAACCTCCTATTGAAGAGACAACACCTGAGCCTACCACACCTGCAGAAGAGGTTGCATCAGCAGTAAAAGATGCTAAAGCTGATGGTGTTATAACAGCTGCTGAAAAAGAAATCATTGCTGATGCTCTTATTGCGGCCGCTAATGGTGAACCGGTATCTGCAGCCGATATAAAGGCTGCTGGTCTTGAATATAAAGATCTTCCACCAGAGACTCCGGTAGAGGTTAGACAGGATGAAAATGGTAACGAAGTTATAATTACAGCAGACGTTGCCGCAGCCCTCGTGCTACTAGAGAACCCTGCGGAGTTAATTGGCGCAATATTTAGCGATCCGGGCGAAGCCCTTCAAGCACTTGGAAACATAGGTGCTGACATGTCACCAGAAGAACGAGAAGAAGCACAAAAAATGGTAGTTGCTGCAATTATTGCGGGTAATGCCGCACTTAATGCAGTAGGTATTGCTGCAGCTGCTGCAGGTGGAACCACAACGGGTGGATCAACTGGTGGTGGAGGCGGAAGTTCTGGTGGCGGTGGCGCTTCCGGAGAAACTAAAGGCGTTAGGAGACGTAGACCTTGAAAATTATTAAAGACATGATTGATCAACTATGGACATTGTTAGGCATGTTTATTGCCTGGGTTGTTCTGGATGGATCTGCAAAGACCGTAGTTGGCTATGCAATTGTCGGAACATTAATTGCTTGGGCAATCACCTATCCCCTTCGTAACCCAAAGGATGAGGAATGAAATCAATCGGAAATATTATTTTAAGAATTGTAGCTACATTTGCAGCTAGCGGACTATCAGTAATTGGTGCCGGAGCTATTGCAGGAGTAGATACTATCACCGCCGTAACAGTTGCTGGTCTTACAGCAGTTGCCGCAGTCGTAGAGAAGTTAGCACGTGGCTTTATGAATGACGGCAAACTTGATCTTGATGAAATTAACGCAGCGTTTGCCGCTGTGGATACTAAGGCAAAAAGCGCCGCAGATCTTCAAGTTGAAGCTAAACAAAACGGACAGAACATAACAATTGCTGCAACTGGAGCAGTATCTTATGCAGCAGCAACTAAGCCAGATGGACAGGTTCCAGAAGAACACCCTGTTGATGAAGATTGGGCTAAGGAGAACAACTAATGGCAGATCAAGGCACAGCAGCAAAACTTATTGAAGTTGCTACAGCAGAACTAGGAACTATTGAAGGTCCTAAAGATAATGAGACAAAGTACGGCGCCTTCACTAAGGCTAATTTCCAGCCATGGTGCGGTTCTTTCGTAATGTGGTGCGCTAACGAAGCTGGAGTAAAAGTACCTAATACCGTATACACCCCGGGTGGCGCAGCAGCATTTAAGAAAGCTAATGCTTGGATTGACGGAGATATTGCAGATCCAGAACCAGGTGATATCGCCTATTTTGATTTTCCATCAGATGGCGTAGACCGCATCAGCCATGTAGGCATTGTTGTAAAAGACAATGGCGATGGCACAGTTTGGTGTATTGAAGGAAATACCAGCCCAGATGAAAAGGGCTCACAGCGTAACGGTGGACAGGTTTCTAAGAAGCTCCGTGCTTATAAGAAGAACCCTAAGAAGGTAATGATTTCTATCGTTGGCTTTGGTCGTCCTAAGTTCAAAGATGCAGGAGCTGCATCTGCAGCACCAGCAAAGTGTGCTTGCTGCGGTAAGTAATAGTTAAATAAAAAACCCCCGGCTAATAACCGGGGGTTTTTTCTATCCACCAAGAACTACTAGTTCTCGACGAGGATCAATATCTTTACCTATAAGCAAAGAAACAATTCCTGGAGCACTATCTAAACCAGATTTATCTCTAAACCAAGCTGACCCATTATCCATAGATGGGTTTTGAATAAATAATCTTGGGCCTACATTTTGTGCACGATAATGATGGTAATGACCAACGTTAAGAATATCTGCGTCAGCTACTGAACAACGTCCCATTACCTGACCCTGCCACCACTTAACCATATCTCGTGCTTGATGACCGTGAGCCAGGCCATACATAACCCCGCTTAAGTTTACGGTTAACGTGCTGTCATCTGCTGCAGGATACCTAAACTCTACACGTTCACGTAAGAAATCATTTTCTTTACAAATATCTTCTACCTGCGCTACAACATCAATCTGCCAAGAATCTTCTGGACGACCTACTAAAAATCGCTGTACTTCATCATGGTTTCCAGGAACTACTGGAACAATAATCTTTGCAAATGGAGCAAGAGCTTTAATCTGCGCTAAAAGCATTCTACGTCCTACACGAACCTGCTCTGATACACCAATATCATGACGCCCCATTACTTTACCTTTTTGACTAGTCATACCCTCAATACAATCACCAAGTTGTGGCAAAGCAATTTGTCCAATTGCATTTGGATACTTTGCCACCAAGTATTCGTGATGCGCTACAGACTCGTCAATAGATTTAAGAACCCTATCAATAATCGCAGGGGTATCATCTTTACCGTACTGTGTATCACCTACGCTATACACAGCGGTTAGATCTCCAGTAAAACTACGTTCGTATGCTTGTGGAGACCAATCAGAAATCTTTGTTAATAATCCTTCTAAATCATAATCTGGTTTTGTTTGAGTTTCAGCGGGTACAACATTAACTCTGAAAGACTCTAACCAATCACCATTAAAAGTTTGCCAACGAGATCTACGATGAGATACAACAGTCCATTCAGCTGGATCTAGTTTTGCTTCAATTAAAATTTCTTCTGCGCCAGGAGTATTGCCATCTGGACGTGGTGTGGAAACAATAAAGCCACCATCAGTTCCAATTTCGGAACGAGGTCTCCAAGCTTCTGGAATGTTCTTATTGGCTTTATCTGAACCTTGATTACCTGCTTGTATGATTGAATCATAATCATCTGCTAAAGACATACACAATCTCCTCTACGGTGGTCACGAACAGCGGTTTTACCGAACGTGCCCCCAGCACGACGGAGCAGTAAAAATAAATCTTTTGTGCTTAAGTCATCATCTTCCATAGCAAATTCAAATGCTTTTTTATCTTCGTCTGAAAGAGTGGCGGCCCATTGGCCTACGATGCAATTCTTTATACTTCCCAATGACTTTGCTTCTGCGTACAAATCTTGTAGCGACACTAGTGCCTCCTTTTATGCTCCAATTGCAGTACTAGGCCCTAGAGGAAACCTCTAAGACCTAGTAACTAGCATACACGAAATTAGTAAGAAGCGCCTGCTCCGGAATCGAAGTTAGTACGATCACGCTTTACAGCAGTCTTGATAATCTTTCCGTTAGCCTGTGTTTGACCGGCTGAAGGATCGGTTAGCTTTGTGTAACGAGCCTTGATTGAATACGCAGCTCCGTTACGATCTTGAGCAGGTAGTGAAGCTTGAACGTTTGAACGTGGAGCACCTTTCGATCCGTATGGATCTCCAGCCTGTGCGCCTTTCTTAGGTACAAGTGTTCCTGCTTTTGGTGATGCAGAAGGAGAGCTAAAGCCAAGTCCCTCTTTCATCATAGGTTGACGGCCTTGCTTTGCCATACCTGCAAGCGCCTCGTCAGGGCTTGGGATTGAGCTTTTTGCCATGGGGTTCCTAACTGTTTAGAGATCTCTTAAAATAAAGAATATATCAACTTACATTGATAGTAAAGACTATCGCTGAAATTTGTCCGTCCCGTGAGTCCACGGTAGTAAATCCTGGTCGGCAGCTAAGGTCTAAACCTCTAGGGGCAACGTAGCCTCTAGCGATAGCAATGGCCTTAACAGCCTGGTTTACAGCGGATGCCCCTACTGCACGCAGTTTAACCTGCGGACGCTCATAAAGCGCATGAGCAATAGCTGAGCCCACTGATTGAGCATTAGATCCTGCGCTTACACGTAGGAACTGCTCCTCTGTTGTATCTTTTTCAATCACGAGTTTGTAGTCCTTTGGATTCGATTATTAGTCGCCCACCCAAGGAAAAAGGTACGTTATTTACGGAGTTAAGTCAGGGTATCCAGCTTCTTTTAATAGCCTAATTAGATCGTCTAAACGTAAAACTGCTGGCCAATCACCGATAGTTGCAGGTCCTTGTCCATTAAGGCGAAGAACAGCTATAGGGAGAGTAACCCCATCGCTACGTTCTTTTAGCTGCTTTATAGCTGCACTGGGATTAAAGTCTTTTCTAGCCTTTACTTCCCAATCAATGCCTATAGTTCCCGTGACATCGGTACCTGATCTCCCGGCCCCAGTAGATTTTGCATAGGGCCACCCCTCTGCAACAAGCTTCTCTGCCAAGATATCTTGAGATTTATAGCCACGATGTTTTCTACCTTGTGAAGGCATCTTGCATCCTAACTTGAACTAAGAACTTAAGATCATCAATAGAACCGTTGTTAAGAAAGATTTGATCTACCTTGTACCCATCCATTTGCGTCTCAGATACGTGAGCGTTTACTGCTTTAACACCGGGACGCTTTACACGCCACAACTGTCCGCCTAGTTTAGATATGTGCTTAGCCTCGTTCTCAAAACGAACATCAGTAATAACTACACGATCTCCTGGAGAAACGTTACGTAAAGCAACCTTTACCCAAATATCTTCGTCAATTAACTTACGAGCTGCTACGCCTAAATCTTGAAGCAGCCTACGTACTTGTGGTTCTTGTTTTGCATTGTCCCATCCAACTAAATTTACTAAGTCTTTTAAATAACCTGTTGGACTGCAGGCAACCATAGGATTAACCTCATAAATAAATTCACGTATCGCATCAGCAAAAGCTACACGTCGATATCCGTAACGCTCTACAAGAATACTTGCAAGCGTATCTTTACCGGACTGTGCGTAGCCTGTAAGGCCAATGACGTCATAAGACTTTTTAATACCAAGCTCTTCATCTGTAAATAAAGACATTTGTTCCCAGGTCATGGTGTCAACCAACTGCTTCTGCCGGTTGCTTTATTAATATTTACACGGCGGGTAATCTCACGATTGATAAGAGAAATATCTTTTGATAGACGTTCAGAGATAATATGAATAAGACCGTGATAGTTGGATAGTTCCTGCAAAGCGTTAACCTTTTCACGATAGTCCGGATCAACTTCAATCTCAGCGTCAATCATAGCAATAGCTGTGCCATTCTTTTTTAACGCTAAGCGTTTCTGAGCCTTAACAAAAGAAAGATTCTTATCAGCTTCAGCCTTATCTACCTCAGCACACCATAGTTGTAAATTAATAAATTCTAAGTAGGCTACGTACTTTGTATACAAATCCATAACCTGTTCTTCCATCAAACCTGTAATGTCTGAGGGTAACGAAGGGGCATCATAACCATAGTGTTGGTTTACTGACATCCCTTGTTGTTCTAAAGCGGTGATAGTTTTACTACTAGCCTCCGCTACTTTTAATTCAATTGGACTCATCATCATGCCTCCACATTCTCTTTGAGCCAGATTGCCCACTCTTTTTGTAGATCCTCTTCCTCTATGGAGTCATCGTAACCCATCTCTAGAAGATGTTCAATAAAATCATCGTCTACTACATAGACAGGCAAACCATCTAAAGTAATACCGTTATCTGTTCGTTCAATATTCATTGTCCGCCCCATCCTCCGCCTTTTAAGTGAATCCCAAAGTTTGAGTACTGACGAAAAGCTTCGCCACCACACTCGCATAATACAGCTGGCGTTGGGCCTTCTGCAATTGGGAAAAAGGTCTCAAAGACAACCTGACACTTAGGACACTTGTACTCGTAGTTAGGCATCGATGCTCCTGAAAGGCTCACAACGTTTGCAGCCGTTGATTGGGTCTATATTACATACTGGTGGGCGCTTGTTATCAACTGCCCAGGCAACATCTAAAGCGCTCTCAAAGATCTCTTTTGTGTACTCTGGGTTATAAGTGACCACGAACTCTTTATAATCTTGAGTTGATTTAAGCTCATAGATAAATACAATCTCATTTGGTGCTGAGGGTATCTCTCCAGCTTCAACCATCAAGTGAGTTAGGTGCAGGTAAACCTGACCCTGAAGTTGGTGTGCTCTAAAGGGAGCCCTAATATTCCGCCAAGCCTTCTCTATATCTCCGTCTGCCTGTGTTAACAAAGCAGGAGCTTCAAAGCGCAGTGTTCCCGGACCAATTGATTTAATCTCAATAAGAAAGTCTTCTCCCAAACCTTTTACCCAGCCGTCAGAGTGACCAGAGATCATATGCTTAGGGCTATGCAAGGGAACTTCACGGTACTCAAAGGTACCGCACTCATCATTAAAATCTAGTTCGGAAGCAAGTTCCCAGTCTGATGGGCCACAGCCACTGCACTCCCATTTACCGTACAGTACGCCCATCTCTTTAAGCCATGTTTGCCATTTTTCATGAATGTAGTGACCTTCAGCAAAGATAGAAGCTAAGCGTAGATTTGGTTTCTCACGAACCTCTTTATAGTTACCTGATAATGCATGATAAGAAGCTAGGTGACACCACTCAGGTTTAATGATGTCAGAAGGATGTAGAACGGCCATATTACGAGAATCAAAAGGCTTAGATAATAGGTGGCGTTCGATAGCCCCCACTAAACGACTCTCACGCTTATTAGCATCTAAGAATGCCTTTAATGCGCTTGTTTTAGGTTTGCCCGTACTTACCATCCTGGTTTATCCATTCGTCTAATGTTAATCCTTGTTTTTTATATTTTCTTTGAGCTGCATTTCTTTCTCTGTGGGACATGCCCCCAAATATTCCGTGCAACTCATCGTTTATGATAGCTTCTTTAAGGCACTCTTTGCGAACTGGACATGCCGGTCGGCCGTCCTTCCCCCAACAGATTGCTTTAGCTTTATCCGCTATCGGTTTGTATAAAGCCTTATCTCGTGGAGGAAAAAACATCTCTGTATCTTCTCCGCGACACTTAGCACTATAGCGCCAAGCCCACTTGGGCTCGTCTGGGTTTTCCATTTAGTCACCTCTGATTGAATTACGAAGTTCAAAGAAATCCTCCTCTACTAAAACTACGTAGTTCTCTCCGTCAAGGTGAAGACCTAAAACTGGAATGCGACTATCTAAAATCGCCTCAGTAGTGATCTTCTTTAGAACATCTGATTTAATGGTTACTGACTTTTTGCCAGTCCATTTGTGCTCAATCAAAAGTTCGTCATTGCGTACATCCCCTTTACGAGACCAAAAAGCTCCAGAAGCTGCGGATCGTTTTCCGTCAATCTTCTTAGCCAATCGCTTCTCATGCTTTAGTGATTGCTTCTGCCCCTCACTCTTCATCCGAGTCCTCGTGTAATGCAAGGATAGGCTGTGCCTTAAGAGTACTTAAGACTGCCGTACTTAGCTCTTCTCTAAGATCAATCTCTTCTCGTAAAGAGTCAATCAGAGCTTGAGCACCCTGCCACTTACGGTCACCATAATACATCCATCCTCCACGGCGTTCTACAATCCCGTTAAGAATAGACAGAGCAACAATTTCTTTTCCGGTGTCATAGCCACCAGCATCTATAGCCCCACCGTCAGCAAAGTAGAAATCAAGGTATGCGGTCTGTTGTGGTGGGAAAGTCTTATTCTTAATAGTTCTTACGCGGATAGTCTGACCTACCCGACGCTTGCTCTCTCCAGTGCCTACCTCTAGCCAATCATCGCGCTTTACTTCGCATCGAACGCTATAGGCGTAGTCCTTGCCCAGCCCACCAGGGGTGGTTCTAGGATCTCCGTGCATAACACCGATCTTCATCCGATACTGATTAATCATAATTCCTAAAACTGGTCGTTCTGATTCGATGAGGTCTCGTTTGGTAGCTGACGCCACTTTTCTAAAGAACTTATTGGTAATAAGTGCGCCACGACCCACAGTAAATTCTTCCATGTGTTTTTCATCTTCTGCGCTAGGAACAAGGGCTGGAAGGGAATCCACAACAACCATGTCAACAGCCTTGCTTTCCATAAACTGAATGACCGCATCAAAAGCATCCTCCATACTATTAGTTTCTACAAGTAGAACTCGACTGTTATCAACTCCGCAAAGCTCTGCGTACTTTGAATCAAAATCTTCTGCTGCAATCCAAACTGCAGTAAAGTCTGGGTTGAGCTTTTGATTGGCAGCAATTGTCCGTAGAGCGATAGCTGTCTTGCCATGTGATGCCTCCCCTACTAGTTCAACCCAACGATTCATGGGCCAACCGCCGCCAAGAACAACATCAAGAGTTAATGATCCAGATGTAATTCGTTTAGAGATCTGAGCATCACCGGCCAACACGACAGTGTTTGCACCAAGCTTCTTATTAATACCCGCAGCAATTTTTAAAGCTTCTGCACTAAGTGACATTATCCGATCCTATCTACGATTATTGTTGGATTAAATCCTCCGCCTTGTGACGGTTGTTTAGCTGCAATAGGTGTGCCACCTTGTCCGGTACCACCAACTCCAGTTCCAGCCTGAACAATTGGATAGCCGCAATCATAACAACGTTTACGTTGTGTGCCAACTGGGGCCATGTAATTGCCAGACATACATCCAGGACAACGTTCAGAGTCACGGGCGCTTTGTGCTCTAGTAACTAACTGATCTTGTTGTGGATCATAAGATACTTGAACATTGGGTGTCTGTTGAGGTGCTCGGTAAACGTTAGGTGCTGGGGGAGAAAGTGGCGGAGTATTTTGTGAAGGAGTTTGAGTACCTAATTTTTTTGACCACCAGTCATTATTCGCCATCTGATACCATCCTTGATTCAATTAATCCGATATTTGCTAAAGTTGAAACGCAAGAAACTGCAGCAGATAGGGAAACCATACGGAACAAATGGTTAAGCTGATCTACTTGTTCTGGAGTCATATCCTCGTTGTTATCCTCGTCTAACATATACGCAGAGGTAGCAATCTTTGCCGCTATATCTGCGTGTGCGTCTATAAAAGGAATTAAAGCAGATATATTTGAAAGCCTGTCTTGGCTAGCCTGCTCCTCCATCTCAGCAACTTCTGACGATATTGGGGGTAAACCCATAAGCTCTGCTATACCCTCTGTTGGAGTTAGCATCGCATCGTAAATAATTTCACGCATTAGTACAGTGAGAGGCACCTGTGTAATAGAAAGCCTCTTCTTCTTACGTCGAAATAGCCTCACTTAGCTTCTCCCCATCTTTTAACGGTAGTTATGTCCGCAAGTAATGGGACAGTTAATGCGTTAATACCTTCCATAGCCAACCTAATTTGTTCAGCAGTTTCTTCTGCTAGTTCTGTAGGAGTTACAGTAACTAGTTCATCGTGAACTGTGAGTATCAGGTTTGCCTCCCCCGGTATCATTTTATTAGCCCTAATCATAGCAAGCTTAATGATGTCCGCTGCCGACCCCTGGATAACAGTATTAAAAGCTTGACGCTCTGCTCTAGAGCGTTTCCAGATCTCATTTGATCTTAGATCGGGAAGATACCTGCGACGCTTTAGAAGGGTGCTTGCAAAAGGAACTGGGGCATGACGGCGGCTCTCACTAATAACCTGACGTTTATACCTAGCAACAGATGGAAATTTAGAAGTAAAGCCATCAAGTAAATCTCTAGCCTCAGCTAAGCTACACCCGATAGACGTAGAGATTTTATCTGGACCTACACCGTAAGCTAAAGACAAAACTAATACTTTACCAGCTTTACGATCAACTCCCATAGTATTTCCAATAGTTGTATAAATATCTTCTCCGTTTAAGTAAGCACCGCACATAATTCTGTCTTGGCTAAACGAAGCAATTACACGAGGTTCAATCTGAGAATAGTCAGCAACTACTAAAGAATATCCTTCAGGAGCAACAAAAAGATTACGAATTGCTTTACCATTAGCAGTGTGCGGAGCCGGCACATTCTGCAAATTCGGATTACGGCTCGAGAACCGGCCGGTCTCCGCACCATACTGAACAAAGTCAGTGTGAATACGGCCCTTAAGCATTAAACTCTTCTTAGCAGTAACTTTAGATTTACCTGCAAGAGTTCTAGTAATATCCCCGCCAAGATAAGGGATTACATAAGTAGTTAATAACTTATTTAAATCTGAATACTCAATAAGAGCATCCACTAGTGGATCTTTTCCAGCCAACCCTTGTAAAGCGGGTTCAGATACAGAAAAATCAGAAACAGAAGCAGGCTTACCCTCTTCAGCCCGCCTCTGCCCTGCTGGGGTCAAAACTTTAGGCTTTAGACCCCTGCCCCCATCTTTCTTGGGGGAGAACAATAACTTTTGTTTCTCTGGAACACTGTTAATATTAAAAGCCCTACCAGCTAATCTATAGATAGTTGCTTTGGTGGTCTCTAGCTGAACTTCTAGGTTAGCCTTTAACTTTTCCAACTCGTTCACATCTATATCTGCACCGCGTAATTCCATGCGACAGATAACCTCAAGCACATCCATCTCAAGGTTAAAGATTCCACGAAGTCCATCTGCATCTAGTTGATTAGATAGTTTCAACCATAACTTCCAAGTCCACTCTGCGTCTAAACCAGCATAAGTGGCTACTTCATCAAAGCTGTGCTTTTCTACCTCTTTACCAACACCCTTAACCATGTGATATCCGAACTCACGCTGCAGGCAGTCATCAAGTCCAAGAGAGTTACGGTTTTGATTATCTAAAATAAAAGAAGCGTTGAGGGTACAGGCGTACGGCTGAGAAGGCAGGCCACCGATGTACTTAGATACGCTTTGCAAATCAAACTTAAGATTATGCCCAGCCTTTACCTTAGAGCTGTTAAGTAAAGGCTTAAGAGCCTTAAACACCTCACCGGCAGTTAACTGTTCAGGAGCAGGGCCAAAAATACGTGTGGACTTACGCTCATCTTTACTGTAATCAGAGTCACGAAGCTCTAAACCTTTTGCTACACGAGAGGCAGCTGAAGGGAGCAGCGGGTATTCGGTACGAATATACTCACCGTTTGGATGACCCATGGGGATAACATCAACTCGATCATAGGTTGCTAATGCAATCCAGGTAACAATATTTTGACGAGGATCGCCTCTATGATCCCCAACAGTTTCTACGTCAAAGCAAAAAGCATCTACTGCGCCATACGCAGTAACTAACTCATCGAGTTGTTTTTGTGTAGTAATAATGTTCATTCGCGCTCCCGAAGATTAGGTGCGCTGAGGGCTCATAGAGAAAAGGAGACACCAAGAGATGAGCCCTCAGCACGATTATTTGAGGTTAGTTAGCTGATGCAATTTCTCGAGCAATTTCAGCAAGTTCAGCCTTGGTAGAAGTGTGAAGTGCTTCTGGTCCAAGTGGCTTCATTGTTTTAATTAGCTCTGCTGCTGCAACAGGGTCAATACCCCAATCCTCAGCGAGGTCACGCTCTTTCACAGGATTGATTGTGTAAGAGGTTTTTGTACCGGTTCCACTCTTGCTTACAGCCCAGTATAGATCTGGACGGTTTAGAGGTCCGGTCTTTGCATTTGAATCAAGCTTCTCAAGCTGTCCGCATAGACGAATGCCTACAACCATTAACTGTAGTTGTGGATCTTCGTCAGACAAGTTAAGGACAGTAAACGCAAACTTTTGATCTGGCTTACTACCAACAGCAATGAGTGGGTCGCCCTCACCAATGCTAATAAATGATTTCTTACCAGGACGATTTACCCAGTGCTGCATAAAGGTCATTGGTTCATTACCAATAAACTTGATTAGCTGGACATCTTCGTCAAAACGGAAATCAGTTGCGAAGGATTTACTGGACTTGGCTACAGCCTTTTTAGCAGCTGCCCAACCAGTTTGAATTATAGAAGAACGTTCAGGAGTTTCTGTCTCGTCTTCTGCTGCGAAGATCTCTTCGAGAACTTCTTGAGTAGGGGTCTCGCTCACATATGTGTCGAGATTAGGTGTTGCTTGGTTTTCAATGCGGATACCCATTTGGGTATCTCCTTTCAGTCAATGGATCATAGGTTGATGGTCATATTAAGTTGTTTCTTGAGTATGAATCTTAGTCCACTTTTCCATCAATTCAATTGATAGATCGTGATGTCGATTCCAATCAACCCTGGGTGCTTCAAGAAGTCCCCGAGATTGAAAGCTCTCGATAGTTGCTTCGACAATTGCTCTGCTGTACATCCGCCATCCGGGCTTCTTTACACCATTAACAATCATTGACTTTAAGCGATAGGGTGCACGTGGTATATAACCTTTTCGTTCCCAAAGTCTCAAAGTAACTAACGGTCTGTTTAGCGCAAGTCCCAAAGAACCTGCACTGAACAATTCTAGCACCTTTCCATTTGGAAGAGTCTTTACCTGAGGTTCAGAATCCCAAGTTTCTGGTGTAGAAACTTTTCTAGGTTTTGCTTTTGGATCTGGAGCACGACGTTTGCGCTTTGACCCTGGGTAGTAATCATCCAGGCTTTCAAAGAGCTTGTCAACTTCGTCGTTCATATATAACCTTAAGATTTAGAAGGAATAAAGGCCCAGACCACTTTCTTAGGAAACATCGTATCAATTTCCTCTTCAGTAAGCAAACCTTCGTAGAGGCAAGACATTACTGCGTCTTCATTTAAAACTGGTTGCATCTCGAAACAACGCGAGTATAGATCCTTCTCTGTAAGAATCCTTGTTGCCTGCGCCATATCTAAAGATTGAGAAACTTTACGTTGACGTTGAAGAGAACGGTAACCTTCTACTTCTTGGTCTAGTGAATACCACAGATGACCTTTATCATCCGGCACACCTTCTTTATCAACTAAGTCTGATAAGAAAGATTTTACTTCTGATTGTTCTTTAGTTAGATCTTCGATTCGACGCTTTAAATTAACAAAGTGTTGAACCTTAGCGAGAATTGAATCTACGGGCTTCTTGTCTGGTGGAATAATATTTGGCATGGTGCCCTCCTTTGAATACCAGCCTATACCATCCCACCGACAAGATGCAAGTTACTTAATGGTAATAGTCTTGGGCTTCTTTTCTTCAGGAAGTTCCTGCTTTAGGGTAATCCTAAGTAGACCATCTTTGAGCTCAGCCCCCTTAACAACTACATACTCAGCTAGGGCAAAATTCTGGGAGAATTCGCGACCTGCAATTCCTTTATGAACATAGTTAGTTTCTGAGTCTGAAAGTTTGCCCTCTACGGTAAGCGTTAGCTCTTTAACAGTGATAGTGATGTCCTTTTTAGAGAAACCAGCTACAGC